CAGAATAGATATTACTTGTTCTCTTAAATTTTTTAAAAGAGGAAAGTTTAAAACATTTAAAGTTTCAAAAGTTGTTGACATACCTGTTTGTTTTGGCGTGGTTTTAGCTTTCGCTAGTATTAAAATTTGATTAATTTCTTTTTCTGATATTTCTATATCATATTTGTAAAAAGAATTTTTACTTTCAAAAGGGTCAAATCGCATTTATTTAATATAATTTTCTTTTATCCATTTTTTATCAGTTTCATCTAATTTTAAATATCTAATTCTACCATTGATATGTTGTTTAGTATCATGACCACAATTAGTACATCTATAAAATTCTGAAACGATTGCAACTAAAATTGCTTCTTCTTCACACTCTTCACAGATACCATGAACAGTATCTATTTTTTGAAAAAATTGTATTGATTTTTTGTCTATATAACTCATACTAAATCTTTAGCCTTTCCTATTATTGGCTTATATTTAGTTCTTTTTTCTTCTTTATAAGCATGCATGAACTGTCTTCTTGGTTGATATGGTATGTAACTCGCATGTATCCATCCCGAGTTAGGTTCTCCTGGAGTGTAGAACTCTAGAATCAATTGATCTGTTTCACAGTTCTTATAAACCCAATCAGCTACCTCAGCGTTATCGACTCCTACACATTCAAAATCAACGGCCTCAGCTTTTGCATGCTGTGATTTTTTAGAGCTACCTATTGCTTCACACAACTCTTCACTACGATATCCGCTAGTTACCTTGACTCTTCCGAAATGATCTCTAACCGGTTGCAACACATTTTCACATAATGCTTTTAGTTTTTCTACTTGATCACCATTAGGATTATTATCTATACCTTTACGTATAGCTGTATCTGATTTGATTAACTCTTGAAGAGTAAAATTTTGTGAAAGGTTCATTCTACAATTTTTTTAATAGCCTTAGATCCATCTATATTTTCTTCTAGTTCTGCTTTTACTTTTCCACATTTGTATTCAATATTATCATTTGCTGAACGTTCCGCAACCCTCTTTCCTTTTAAACAATCTGACATTGCAGGCTGTATTCTATGTTCTGTAAGCTCACCTGCTATAAACATACAAAGTGCGACTACGCTACTAATAACCGTTTCCATTTTCTCTAACTTTATCTTTTAATTTTTCTACATCAGCTAATGCTTTTTCTAGTTGTGCTTTTAGAAATTCTATATTAACTTTGTTCGTCATATTTTGTTCTTGAGTTATCTCTAACTTCTCTGTTGTCTTGTATAAATCTTCTATCAACATGTATTGTTCCTGGTCCGTGGGCAGTTGCTCACTTTTTTTGAGTAAGTCAGCTTGAAACAGTTCTCTTGATGTCTCTAAACTTGTTAGTCTAGCAGTGATCTCAGTGTATGCGAACACGCCTGCTACGACGCCTGCGATTATCATGAGCATGTTCTTGACAGGCATGCTTACTGATGTATTTTCACTTATTTTCATATTGGAGCTACAATAACTGTTAATATAACAAAAGCTATGACTAATATACCTGTAAAATAATAGTTCATATTAGCATACTCCATACTAATTGCTTTTATTTATTAAATAATTTTTGAAATCTATTTCTAATTGTCTAATTTTTTCTTCCATTCTTTTTAACTTATTTTCTGTAACAATAGTATTACCATTGTTTGTTTCTAATTTTAATAATAAATGGCTTTGATTTTCTTGTATTCTAGCTATGTATCCTATTTGATTTTTTAAATGAGTATCGTTAATAATAGCTATCTCTGCTTTATTTTTATTAATAGTTTCAGTTAAACTTACAATGTATCTAACACCAGTAAATGTTCCAACTACAAGAGAAGCAACTACAGGGATCATTACTATATTTTTTTTTAATATATCTACTATATTTATTTCCAAAACTCCCACCAATTTTTAGTTATTTCTTCTGTTAGTATAATAGGTCCACAGTTACACACATTACAATCACATGTAGCACATTGAGTGCTTGATACAAAGTATCCTTGACCTACACAGTGACATCTATGTTCACAAGTATTACAAATTTTTTTAGCCATTTACTTTTCCTCAATATCATAAAACATTTTATTAGAATCTTCTGTTATCCAATCAGATCCTTCACAGTCCCAATACGTAGTTTGTACGCTATAGTCAGGCCAATTGTTATCTGTTGTATAACTGTTCACATGCCAAATGATTCTGTTGTTTGGCTGCGCTGCATAATTACCATTTTTCAATGCCATTATGTGTGCACATTTGTGCTCTTGCGGAATTTCTGAATGTTCCGTATTTAGTATATTAGTCTCTGGATGCGCCCAGTCAACAGTAAATAAGTATTGGCCTTCGTAAAATTTTTTGTCTTTACCAATAAACTTTCCGTCTATACCAGCCAACCAATCAAAACAATGGATACTAGGATAATAACTAAAGCAATTCCACAGTTGGAGTTGATCCACTCGCATATCAGGCACGTCTTTTCTTTTAAATTCTTTTTGAAAGAAGGCTGAAATAGGTAGTCTATAAAAGACAGCACCATTTGGTAACATGCAATGAAATAAGATTGCACGACCTGAAATAGAGCTAAGACCAAAGATAACACAGTCACTAGACTGTCCTTTATTTTTTTTAAGATCATAAAGATATTCCTTTTTTATTTTACAATAAATTGGTGGTATATTAGCATTTAAATAAGACATAGTACATTACTTTATTTCACCCCAATTAGGGCCAGACTCGTAGTCTACTTTATTTGGTACTTTTAAGTCAACTGCATTTTCCATAATATCTTTTATTTCTTTAGCTTGACTTTCTGATTCAATAGAAAAATCTAGTTCATCATGTATTTGTATATGTGCTAAATGTCCTTCTTTATATAAATCAACCATTGCTTTTTTAGTCATGTCTGCAGCACTACCTTGAATTAATTTATTTAAAGCTTTGTAAGTAAATGCTCTTCTATGTCCATTTCTATGCCAATAATTTTTTTTAGGATTTCCATCTACATCATTAACAACTTTACCATCATCATCTAATAAATGTGGGCCCATTTCTTTTAATTCTAACATAGTTTCATGATCTTGAGCAGGAACAAATGTACCCCAATCAGAACCTCTTAGTATTGGTTCGTATTTAGGAAATCTACAACGTCTGCCTAATAAAGTTTTTATTCTACCTTTTTGTTGAGCAGCATCCATAACTCCATTTGTTAATTGTTTAACAAATGGAACATTACTATGATATTGAGAAAACAATTCATCAGCTTTTTCTTTAGTTACGCTTAACTCATTCATTAATTTTGCTTTACCCATGCCATAAAACAAACCAAGATTAATTGTTTTAGCTTGAGATCTATCTATATTAGCTAGTTTAGCAACTAACTTATGAAAATCTGTGTCTGGATTATCATTGTATGCGTCTGCAATTGTTTTTGCAGATTCATATTTAAATCTTATTCCATAATGTGTAACAAGTCTTGGCTCTTGTTGTGAGTAATCAAATGTACCCCACTTACAACCTTCTTCAGGTATAAATAAACTTCTAATTAATGGTCCTGTTTCTGGATCCCTGGCGGGTATCTGTTGTAAATTAGGATTAGAATATGAAAATCTACCTGTTACTGTTCCTCCATCATCAGATCTAATTTGATTAATATCTGCATGAATTCTACCTTCATGTTCATGATTTAAAATAGTATCAATAAACGTTGTACTAACCTTGTTTATTTTTCTAGCTTCTGCTATCATACGAACTACGGGATGTGCATGAGAAGAAATAAAATTTTTAGTAAATGATGGAGAGTGAGTCTTTTCAGTTCGGCTATAAGGTAGCCTCAGTTTTTCAAAAACTTCTGCGATCGATCTGGCTGCCCATATCTGAGTGTCTATTCCTGTTTCTATTTTTATTTGTTGTAATAGGTTTTGTTCTTTTATTGCCATTACTTTTTTTAATTGACTGGCTTTCTCTATATCTACCCGAACACCTAGGTGGCGCATATCAACTAAACAAGGAAAAAGATCAGTCTCAAGATTAAATACATTTTGTAGATCATCCTCAATAATAATTTTACGTAGAAAATTCCATAATTCTAAAGTTAATGCTGCATCTTCTTCTGCATATCCACCCACTTCACTTGCAGGTAGTTTCCACATTTCTGCTTTAGGATCTAAACCTCTTTCTTTAGCTGCTTTAGTAAGTAAAGATTCATTCTTACCTTTACTTAAATAAACCCAACACAAAGAATTTAAAGAATATTGAAATCTATTCTCATCAATAATAGATGCTGCAATCATTGTATCTATAATTAAACCATTAATTTCTATACCAAGATTTTTAATCCAACATACATCGTACATTGCATTATGAAATATTTTTGTAGCAGGTGACTCACAAACATCTTTAAACCATTTTAATACTTGATCTCTAGGCATATTAGGACCTTCACCATGTGCTATTGGAAAATAATTTTTATACCCATCTACAGCAACAGCTATACCTATAACTTCACCATTACCTATAATGGCCCCTGAACCCAGTTTCTTTAAATCAGGATCTCTTGTCTCCAGGTCAATTGCAATCTCATCTGCTTTTCTTAAATCAGGAAACTCTGTAGGTGCTACCCATTCTGTAGTTGGCATCAACATTATTTTTTACCTTTAGTATCTTTTAACTTTTTAATTTCTAATTCACAATAATGAATTACTTTCTCTAAATCTTGTATGCCATTTTTATTCATGTAACGACACACGTACTTTATAACGTTTCCCTGAAAAAAAGAAAGGTCGTTCTTAGAAATAAATTCATAGGGTTGAATATGAAAGTCTTTATAGTGACTCCCGCCTATCTGCTTATCTTGTGGAAACGCTTCATCAAACATATTTTTATCACTCATATTTTCTCCTTTAAGTTATAATTGTTGTTTTAGTTACCCAGGTTATTCTAGTTCCTTTACTAGGTGCTAAACCTTTATGTAATTTTTCAGTGCTAAAACAAATTAATTTATTTTCTTCAAATAAAACTGAGGCTTCATCTTTGA